TTGGTGGTTTGTCCTCGATACTCGCCTACGTTTTTGTAGATGTTATTTTGTACCGTAATCGATGAATGGAAGAAAAATGATAAACAGATTAAATGACAATCAGTTACAGCGGTTGGAATCGTTGTATCCAAAGTGGTTAGAGTACCAACGTGTGCGCGTGTTCAAGTTAGCACCGGAACAAATGGCGATCGTTGGTAGCGTATGGAGCGAGATCATGGAGCGCAAATGGGTGGGCGGTTGTGCTACGTGCAACCTCGATGCGTTTACACGTGTGTTCTCCATGTACGAAAAGGAAAGAGATCGTAGATTCCGCGAGATTAACGATGCCATTGGAAAAGCCGTGTTCATGGATAGTGAACCGGAAGAAATTGTGAACACTAAAGAAGAAACCGATGCCACTCCCAAAAAGAAAGTCCGAAGAATCAAAAAGTGATTTCATGGATCGTTGCATGAGCGATGACACCATGAAGAGCGAATACACCGACAGCGTTCAAAGATTGGCCGTGTGCAACGCGTTAGGTCGTAAGAAGTACGAACTATTCCAATCGTACAATGACTACCCGCAAGCGGTTAGAAACAACGCCAAGCGAGGCATTGAACTGAACGAAAAGAACGGTAATAAGTGCGCAACGCAAGTCGGTAAGGTTCGAGCTCAACAGCTTGCGAATGGTGAGCGCGTGACGGTTGACACGATCAAACGGATGTACTCCTATTTGAGTCGTGCGAAAGAAGATTACGAACAAGCAACGCCCCAGGATTGCGGGTACATTTCCTACCTTCTTTGGGGTGGGCTAGCCGGCCTTCGTTGGAGTGAAGCAAAATTAAAGGAGCTCGACAAATGACAAAAGAGAAAGAACACGATGTAATTGACCAAGCAATCAACGCGGTGGAGCTTTACGCTTCCATTGCCAATTTGCTGATGGATATTGCAGAAACTGCCGATCATGTGAGCGTTGGCGGTGCGACCGATTACGAACTGAAGCTTATGTGTATGCAGAAGCTAAAGGATATTGTAAACAAAATCGAAATCTAATGCCACGCGGGGAGAATTTTAAGAACAAGGAAACCGCAAAGAAACACGGATTTGGTAGCCACCCCGAAAACATCAATCGAAATGGAAGGCCACGGGCTTTGAAGAACGTGATCAAAGAGGTGTTTATGGAAGAGTTCGACATCACGCTTTCATCTAGTCAAGCCAATGATATGATTATGGCAATGCTTTGCATGACTGAAAAGCAAGTCAAGGACCTTGGTGAACGTGAGGATGTACCCTTTTGGTTGAAGATGATCAGCAAGAAGATGGAGCGTGACATGAGCCGTGGTTCAATCCACCTTATGGAAGTTCTATTTGATCGCGTGTACGGAAAGCCAAAGGAAACGGTTGACACTACGGTATCGATGCCACAAGCGGAAATCAATGTTGGAATAATCAAAGGGAGTGTTGACCTTGCCGATAGTGAAGATGCAATAATTTTAGATTGATGTTTCAAACGTCGGTAATTTTTGAGCGCAATTACAATTCAATTGCCGAGGTTATAGTCAATCAAGGTGGGACAAGTTCGGGCAAGACTTACTCCATCCTCCAGGTGCTTTGCTTGAAAGCCATCGAGCAACCCGACCAAGTGATCAGTGTTGTAGGCCAAGACGTTCCTAACCTTAAAAGCGGTGCGCTCCGGGATATGCAAGCGATTGTTGCGAGCTCAACCGACATTCAAAGTTGGATTAAAAGCTACAACGCGAGCGACCGCATTTACACCTTTCACAACGGTTCAATCATGGAGTTTAAAAGCTACCAAGATTCCCAGGATGCAAAGAGCGGAAAGCGTGACTACTTCTTTTTGAATGAGGCGAACGGCATAAGCTTTGAAATCTATTCCGAGCTCGCCATGCGTACCAAGAAAAAAGTGTTTATTGACTACAACCCTAACGCTCGCTTTTGGGTACATGAAAAGTTAATCGGCAAAGACGGGGTAGAGTTGATTATTTCCGACCACCGGCACAACCCATTCCTTCCGGAGATCATTCGCAAAAAGATTGAAGCTTTACGCAGTGACGATGAAGAACTTTGGAAGGTGTACGCCAGAGGTATGACCGGCAAGATTGAGGGATTAATCTACCGCAACTGGGGAACGATCGTAACGATACCAAACGAAGCGCAATTGATTGGTTACGGCATGGACTTCGGATTTACCAACGATCCCACCGCTATTGTTGGAGTGTACCGGTACAACGGCCAATTGATCATTGACGAAATAATGTACCATAAAGGGTACACAAATCAGGATATTAGCCATTTTATGACCAGTTACGGAATAAATAATCGGGATCCGATCGTGGCCGATTCTGCAGAACCCAAAAGTATTGAAGAAATCCGGCGCATGGGATGGCGAATTGAAGGTGCCAATAAAGGGAAAGACAGCATACTAAACGGCATCGATATATTGAAACGATTTAGGTTTAACGTGACGAATAGAAGCTCGAACCTAATCAAAGAATTGAACGCCTATAAGTGGAAGGAAAAGGACGGGAACGCTACCAACGTACCGATTGATTCCTTCAACCACGGGATGGATGCGTTGAGGTATTTAGCATTGAATAAATTAGCAGAAAAAAACATAGGAAAGTATGGGATTAAATAAGAAGAACAACAATGTTTGGCGCACCTTAACGGTTGGCCAATGGCAAATGTTGCAAGAGATGCAACACCTTGAAGGATGGGACTTGATGCGCTCGGTTACTGCGGTTGTTGACGGCGGTTACTCCAAGGTTGACCAGTACTCTTTACCGGATTTGAGGAAGCGATATGAAAGCATCGTTGCTCAACTGAATGAAGAGCCATTCAAGCCATTCAAGAACTTTGTTAAGGTGAAGGGAAAGCGTTATTGGGTGAACCGATTTTTCGAGGACATAAGCACAGCGCAATTCGTGGAAATCAGTGAGTGGACCAGTGACCAGGAAAAGATTAACCAAAACGTGCACTTGATTGTGGCTTCATTGATGCGAGAAATAACCCCCTTTTGGATTCCAAAGAAATACGATGGAAACAAGCATACGGAAAGAGCAAAGGACGTGCAGGAAAAGATGTTAGCGGTTGAGGCACTTGGTTTGTCTGCTTTTTTTTTGGGCAGTTGGATGCTGTTACTCGAAGATTTACCAAACTATTTAAACCCGGAGCAGAAGAAGAGGATGCAAGATTTGATGCAGGAACAGGATTTGCTTCCAAGTACAAATGGATAGTTGTTGTTGATAGTGTGGCGGGTGGTGACGTGTTGAAGTGGGACCAGGTATTTGACCTTCCGATATTGCAGTTCTTCAACTATGCTACGTACATCTACGAAAAGAACGCCCACGAAAGGTACGAAGTGAGCCGGCAAATGAATGAAGCGAAAAGAAGGTAACATTTTCGATTTTGTAATTCTATTGTTATGGCGAATAAGTTTATCCAACTCGATAATATTGGACTAGACCCCGAGCAAATCAGTACGGAATTTGAGGGCGTTGAAAAGGTATTGACGGACTGGGCAAACCGAGCCATTGATGCCTTCCGTAAAAACCTAACTTCCAACGGGAGCAACGCCACATACGGCTTGGCGCAAGGGATTGTCCCATTGCCGGTGAAAAGGTATGGCAAAGATTACGCCATCGAGATTGAAGCACCGGGATATTGGAAGTTTGTTGAGTACGGTGTGAAGGGTAGATTCGGTTCCCGCAAGGCACCCGATTCTCCGTTTCAATTTAAAGACAAATTTCCGCCCCGTGATGCGTTCAAAAATTGGATGTCGGCAAAAGGTATCAGTCCGAGGGAAGGACAAAGCATAGACGATAAGGCACGTGAATTACAACACGCTGTTTACAAGTACGGAGTTAAAAAGAATCCGTTTGTTTCTCCATTTGTAACGGATGCGGAAATCACAAAGCTTGCAATTCAAGTGGCCGACTACATTTCACAAAATAGTATTGAAGTAACCCTACCAAGATAATGGCAATTACAATAGAACAAAACCCTCAATTATTTACCACGATAGGAAACCCCATGACATTTGTCGTGAGTTCAACGAATGTGGCGCAACCTAACTTCATGTTTGTTTGCGATGTTTACCGAGGTGCCACGTTGATTACAAAGATGAAGGCGTTTCCCAATCCAGTAACCGACCAAGGGTATTTCAATATCCGTGAGTCGTTGCGTTTCTTTATTGGGGTAAATACAAACATTGACGATGGTAATGGATTCGAGGGTGTAGATATGTGGACCAGTTACACGGTTGAATTTTCGGAGCAATACAGCGGTGCTTCTGCAACCACTTACGACTTCACCGGTACAGTTTATTGCGGTGCCATTGACACGTTAGATTTCCCATTCTATTTGCAACAAAATTATGTTTGTGATGTATCGGTACCGGCAGACCCAATCAAGCTTTTAACCAACCGCCCACAATCAACCAAGGCGGTGGCGTTAGGTTCTGGTGGTTATCTTCAAAGTGGTTACTTGTACATTCCATGCGTGAGGTCCAGTTCTCCAAATATTGACTTTGTACATATCACATATTACGATGCGAATGGTTCAGTAATTCGAGATTATTTTTACAAGACACCCAACTGGTTTTATCACGATGCCAGCGATCCAAATGAAAACAGCGTTATTGCCGTTCCTTTGATGCCATTGGAAATTTTCGATATTCCCGATACCTTAACTTCCGATGGTTTCGCGGGTGAAGTTGATTTTAATTTGGTTCTTGATGGACCAGGTAGTTACTACTCAATCCGTTTATCCATTGATGACACGGGCGCAAACTATTTGAGCGATGAATACTTTGTTTACATTGACCAACCTTGCACCCGATACGAGTTCACCGAGATTCATTTTCAGAACCAACTGGGTGGAGTTGATAGCTACGTGTTCACCAAACCTCGGCGTGAGATGCAATCCATCACACGTGTTGAAGCGAGCCGTCCATTGCTAAGGGAATCATTGGGTAATTACGGTTATACCATCCAAGACTATTCCAAGTACAACGCATCCATTGACTATCAAAAGACCTTCAATGTTCTTTCGGATTGGTTGACTGATTCTGAATTTGAGTGGCTTTCTGAAATGGTTAGATCTCCACGTGTTTGGATTCGTTACAATTATTTGAGTGGTGGAAGTCCTGCAACCGCCCTGGTGCCGATCATTATTACCGACACGAACTACAATGTATGGAAAAGGGATTTTGATTCATTGAAAACTTTGTCGGTGAACTTCAAATACACCTTTGATGAAACTACGCCTTTATGATAACAGAACTTTACATCAATGGCCAGCGGTTGGATTTATTTGACGATGTTGATATTAACATTACTTATAGCGTACAAGACATTGAAAACCCAACCAACCGACAGAGTAACTTTTCAAGAACCATCCAAATTCCGAGCACTACTTCAAACGATAATATCTTTGGTTCAATCTATCTTTTTAATACTTGGGTGGTTGATTTTGATCCAAGTATTAAAGCTGATTGCCTTATTCTTCAATCCGGTAACCAGGTCTTCGAAGGCGTGGCTCAACTTTTGGCGATTAAACAGAACGAAAGTGGGCGCACGTACGAAATAGGATTGTATGGAGAAACCGCCAATCTATTCAAAACGATTGGAGATGCGGAGTTAACCGATCTTGATTTCTCGGATTTAAACCACGTGTGGGATTCAACCAACATCGAAGACAGTTGGACCTTTTCAGAAACAGCGGATGGCACCGGTTACTATTATCCGTTCATTGACTACGGACAAAACTTTGAACGCCAAAACACGGCACCAGCTTCATTCCTTTACACGGTTGAGGACTTCTACCCGGCCATCTATTTGAAGGAGTATGTGGACCGCATTTTTGATTCTGCGGGATTCACGTATGAAAGTGGATTCTTGAATGGTGCCAATGGTTCTGTATTCAAGCAGTTGATAGTACCGTATGGCGTTAGTGGTGTGCCTTATTTGACAAACGATGTAATTCAAACATTCCAGTTTTACATAAGATTATTAAAGGTTGGAACAATTGATCCTTTTTACAATTTCTATCCACCCGATAGTACAACAAAACTTGAACTGAGTGTTGATACTCCATCACCATATTTTGATGGGGGTAATTACAACCAATCGTTATACAGGTTTGTAAGTCCCGCCGATATCTCTATCAATGTTCAATTCGTAACGAAATGTTACCCAGCCGCCATCTTCCCTCCTTTCTACCCAATGAACGCCCATTTCAATTTATATAAAAATGGTACGTTTTATGGTACATTTGGAAGTTTTAGTTGGGCAGGAAGCAACTTTGACATTAAGACTATGAGTGCGGTATTGACGGACGTTCAATTGAATACCGGTGATTATTTGGAAGTCTTTGTTGAAGTCAGTGACACCAATGGTTCAAGGGGATTATTCGTTCAAGCTAGTGAGACTTATTGGTTAAATCAGATTAATGGAACTCCATTGATGCAACCCGGTTACACCTGGGACATGAACCAAACAATTGTACCAAAGGTGAAGCAATCTGAATTGCTTTCTTCCGTTATATCAATGTTCAATCTTTACGTTTATCCGGATAAGTACAATCAGAAAAAACTATACATTGAGCCATGGTCGGAGTTCTTTGACCAGGGTGTTGTAGATTGGACGGATTTATGGGATTTGAATAAAGGATTTGAAGTGTTACCTTCGGGTTTCTATAACCCAAAGACGTTCAAGTTCTCTTACAAAAATGGTGGGTCGTTCTTTGAGAAACGATACCAACAAAGTTACACGCAAGGATATGGCACCCGAATCTACAATGTAGAAAACGAGTTCAATACCGGCGATGTAAGTAAAGAAATTGTGGCGGGGTGTGGAATCATGGCGGGATATACTTCTTCTTCCAGGATTGCACCTCGATTCTTTGACATGGACCAAAACGGAAGCATTAAGCCCGTAGCGCCAGGGTTCCGGATATTATTCGGACGGTATGCAAGCTACCCAAAAGACGCGGGCTTTTTCGTTTTTGAAACCAATCCATTCGACAAATACCCATACGCCGGTACCTTGGACAATCCCTACACACCAACCTTGGATATTCTCTTTGGAATACCC